AATGGTAGGGATGAGTTGTACGGACGAGCCTTCATCAAGGAGTTGTCCGAGAAGGAACTGGCTTTTGTTGTACTCCACGAGGCGATGCACAAAGCCTATCGGCATCTGACCACGTGGCGCAAGCTGTATGACGAGAACGCACGGCTAGCTAACGCTGCTTGTGACTACGTGATTAACCTGCAACTAGTTGACCTTGACCGCGAGGGCAAGCATCTGGCGATGCCGGTGAAGAACGGCAAGAAGCTAGGTCTGTATGACGAGCGGTTCCGAGGTATGCACACCAAGCAGGTGTACGACATTCTTAAGCAGGAGCAGAAGGATGGCGGCGGCGAAGGTGGTGGCGAAGGCGAAGGGTTCGACGAGCACGATTGGGATGGGGCATCTGACCTGAACGAGGACGAGCGCAAGGAACTCGAACGCGAGATCGACCAAGCCATACGGCAAGGCAAGATGGCGCACGAGAAACTTAACGGTAGTGGCGCAGGTGGTATGAACCGAGAGCTTGGTGACCTGATGGAGCCGAAGGTCAATTGGCGCGAGGTGCTGCGTGACTATGTGAAATCAATCTGTTCGGGGAAGGACGCATCATCATGGCGCAGACCAAACCGTCGCTTCCTATCAAGCGACACATATATGCCGACGCTAATCAGCGAACGCGTTGGGCATCTTGTAATAGGCATAGACACAAGTGGGTCTATCGGGGGCAAGGAATTAAACGACTTCCTGTCTGAAGTTAAGGGTATCGCCGAAGAGGTAATGCCTGAGCGCGTTGACTTGTTGTACTGGGATAGCGAGGTGGCAGGGCATGAGACTTACGACACTACGAACGTGGCTGACATTGTTACGTCAACAAAGCCGCGCGGTGGTGGCGGCACTTCACCTTCTTGCATTACTAAGTATCTTGCGGATAACGCAATCGTACCGGAGTGCTGCATCATCCTTACCGATGGGTATGTCGGTTCGGATTGGGGTGGCAAGTGGGAGAGCCCTGTTCTCTGGGTTATCGTGGGTGGCAACCGTGCAGTTGCCCCTGTTGGTCAGACTGTTCACGTTGTTGACTAAGGGAGGACGTATGAGCAAAGTAGTTGTGAACCTTGGCTATAGGTCTATCGTAGTAGATGCAAGACAAGCTATCGCACTCGCTGAAGTGATTAACGGTGCGGAAGTATACGAGAGCAAGTATCACAGCGCCAAAGATGATAACCCGTCGTTCAGTACACACCACGTGTACCCGATGACACAAGAGTACGCAATCAGTATGCAGCTGATGACTGATGAAGCGTACCGTATGTATAAGCTAGCAGGTAAGCCGGACAATAACTAACTAACCCTAACTAAGGAGCTAACTATGGGTATCGCATCCAGTGCAGTGCTTGTCGAACTCAACGTATCGAATTGGGGCGCAAGCAAGATCGACCGTAACGTATCTGATACGGTGAACGCAAACCATAACGCATCGCCCGATGCAAGTAAGGTGTACAAGAATCTCGTGGCAGGTTCGAGCCTGTGCTCGGACATTGGTAAGTACGCAGCACGTATTCGCCTGTACCACAACGAGACTACGCTACCGTGGTCTACGAAAGGCGCAAGGCTTCTGCCTACTAGCTTAGTGCTTGAGTATAAGCAGCACGTCAACAACATGAAAGCTACGTACGACAACATGTGCAATAAGTTCTTTGCTGACTACCCGACCATTGTGTCGAACGCACAGACTAACTTGCAAGGTATGTTCAAAGCGTCGGACTATCCGTCGCTCGACGAAGTGAAAGATAAGTTCGGCTTCAGGCTGGTGTTCTCGCCGTTGCCTGAGGCTGGTGATTGGCGGTTAGATGTAAGCAACGATGACTTGGCTGAGTTGCAGCGTAGCTACGAGGCTGACTTCAATGACCGACTTGCCGAAGCAGTACGCACACCGTGGGAGAAGCTGTACAAGGAGTTGCAAGCGTTGTCTACCAAGCTGGACGATACCGGTGATGACGACAAGAAGAAGCGTTACCACGATAGTGTTATCAGCAACCCGCAGGAACTGTGCCGACTACTGACGCACATGAACGTGACCAACGATCCTAAGTTGGAGGAAGCACGGCAGTCGCTTGAGCGTGTGCTGTTAGGTGTAGATGTTGACGATATCAAAGAGTCCGAAGCTATCCGCAGCAGCGTGAAGGCTAAGGTAGATGCAATCATTGAGAAGTTCGACTGGTAAGGGGGGCATATGGGATACCGAAGCGATGTAGCAGCAGCGTTCTACGTAAGCAAAGCGGAACACCTACCTGTACTGAAGCTGTGGTTGCAGGAAAACTTTCCGATGGATACGTTTGCCAACGAGATACGATGGTTCGACAGGGGCATGTTGTTTCAATGTAGCCATGTTAAGTGGTACGACGATTACGAAGATGTGATGGCTTTCGCAGCGGCGGTTGAGAAGTACGATGCGTTAGTTCACATCGATGAGCCACAAGTTAGAACAACACCTACGTTTAACTATGAGTTCGTACGTATAGGTGAGAACTACGATGACATTGACTCGACCTACGATGGGCTTGATTGTGAGTTCATGCTAGGTATAACGAGGGAGATAACTGTGGAGCTAGGTAATGAATGAGTTCTATGAGTTAGCAACCATCGTGCTTGGTTGCATAGTTGTATTGCAGCACTTGCGTATACGTAAGCGTGACGCACACACGCACCGCTTGTCTTTCACTCTGCACCAGATAGCTGAACGTAAGTGGACGGTGGAGACTGAGACAGGTGGGTTCGTTGTATTAGATGACGACGGTGATCGTGTTATGTCTATGAAAGTACATTCAAAGGGGTGACTATGTTTATTGATCGTGGTTGTTTTGAACGTGGCTGTGCTTGTTATAAACCATTGCTCGACGAGGACTACGTAGCTATACCTGATAAGGAATGCAACGAAGAAGCCTAGCGAGTTTGCTGCGTTACTACTAGCTAAAGTAAAGGAGAAGAACACATGAAAGTATTTCCATACACAGGGTTGGGAACCGATGGCATGGACTTGCGCGATTACTTTGCGGCGAAGGCGATGCAGGGGTTGTTGACTGTTGACCTGACCAAACGGCCTGATGGTTTAAGTATGTCAGTAAGTAAAGCAGCGTACGAAATGGCAGACGCAATGATGAAAGCGAGGGAGGAAACATGACAGTACTAGTACCGGCAGCGAAGAAACGCTACGTCGAGATAATCGACGATATCAACAAGTCGTACAAAGCCATGCAGAAGAAAACCTTACAGCTAATGACGCACCCAGATGCTACGCAAGATGACATACAAACAGCTCGGCAGCTTCTTATAGATACGGCAGAAGCACTAGTGAAAGCACAGGACGCCCTAGCCAAGCGGGGCTACGTTGTGGAAAAGCTAGAAGGTATTACGCGCATGTTCTCGACCAACAGGAGGAAGCGTGATGGATGATGAAGACTACGTATTACTTTGTAAAGCAATCTTGTTCGGTGTGGCTTGTATGCTGCTAGGAATGGTCTTAGCACATTGGATGATATGGGGGTGATACATGTACGGAAGCTACAGAAACAGCGGCATCAGCACGCTACGCAGTTACGACGAAGCAGCTAAGTGGTGCGAAGCAACGCCACCTATTCGGGGTAAGGGTAGGAATGCAGGGCTTAAACCCTTGGGGCATAGGAACCGTATGCACTTTCAGATCAGCATGGATGCTGACAAGAACGTGCTATGTCGGCTGTACGATACCGACGTGGTTGTGTTCCATCCTGATAACACAGTATCCCTTCAGGCTGACAGATTCGACACGCAGACAACAGCAAACTTTATCTCCGATGTACTCGGTATTCACTGCGGCATCAGAGATTATTCGGTAGTCGTATCGGTAGGTAATGGCTACTTCAGAATGGGTAAGGGGCTTAAGCTTGCTCGATCCAACACCACCTCACGATGGGAGGCTATTGAAGCTGAAACAATCTGCACCTACGCAATTAACCGTAAGCGTATGAACGAGCTGCGCCGTGAAGTCGCTGCGTTCAA